TCAGTCGGTTAGAGTAGAAGACTCATAATCTTTTGGTCCCTGGTTCGAGCCCAGGTGGGAGCACTTACATTCGAAAAAACCGCCTTTAAATAACATTAAAGGCGGTTTTTAGAATAAAATCTACTTCGCGACGGGCGTTTAACATCCTTCGCAATTAGATATAAAAAAATAACTTTGGAATAAGCCAGCATTATTCGATACGTTTTTATTTGACCAACTACCTACGACGTATTTTTTTCCAAATCATTCAAAAACTTTAAAATTTCGCACTTCGCAAGGAGATTTTGCTATGGAAGAAAAGATCAATATCCGCTATTATGTCGCTATGGATTCGCGTGTAGGCGCCAAAGGATTATCAACAGTTTATATCCGGTTTTGGGAGGGTGATGTAAAGACCGACTTCAATACAACCATCAAATGGCCTAAAAACCTACTCGACGGTAAAAATCAATTGCTCCTGCCCCGATATAACGGCGATCCCGATGTCGATGCCTATAACGCACGATTGAACCACATCAAGACCATTATCAACAAGCTCACCACAAAAGCCTATATAGACGACTACGCCATACGGCTGAGCCAAATCATTGACAGCATTACCAACAATAAGGTATATGTCAATTTTCATCTGTTTATGACCGAGGAAATACGGGATAGATACAAATCCAAAGAGATCAGTTATGAGACCTACCGGAAACACAAATCCAGTTTACAACGCTTCACCGAATTTTGGGGATCCGACTATATACCGATGGCGGAAATAACGAAAGACAAAATTTCCAAATTTGATGCCTACCACAAGAGCCAAGCTAAAATGCACAATACGATATCCGCATACCATAAGGACATTAAAACGTACATCAATAGAGCGGTTGACAAACGCATATTAAAAGAAAATCCCTACAAAGATTTCAAATTCAATTTTGTGGCTGGAGATCGGGAAGCACTGGAGCAAGAAGATGTCACCGCATTGATGCTTTTGTATGAAGAAAAACTACTGCGCCCTGACCATCATGAAATTTTAAAACGTATTCTTTTTTCGTGCTTAACTGGCGTGCGCATTTCCGACACCCACCGACTAAAAAAAGATAATATACGCGATCGGCGTTTAGTTTTTAGGCCTAAAAAAGGCGAACGCTTCGGCAAGTTGATGAAAGTGCCGCTAAATGATTATGCTTATGATCTGGTCAAAGATGCAACGGATTATTTATTTAAATCCTATTCGGATGACTTTATCAATGAATCGTTCAAAATCATTGCCGCGCGTGCTAACATTGACAAGCATCTGACCTATCACAGCACACGCGATACCTTTGGGACGATCTATATCGAACTAGGTGGCGATCCGTTTTCACTAAAGGAATTGATGGGCCATACCAACATTGCAACGACACAGCTGTATGTAAAAATGGCGGCTAGAAAGAAAAAATCACTGGTTCAAAATTTCAATTCATTGATACCAAAAAAATAAAGCCCGACACTTCACAGCGTCGGGCAATCACTAACCAATTATAAACCTAAATTATGAAAAGACTAAACCAATATCCTCACCATACTTGCAGATGAGATCACCATTTTCTTTATCCCAAACACACAATTCGACTTTCTTCCAATTGGAAGGTTTAAAAGTCCCTGCCCATACTAAGAGAAGGTTATTACAGAAATTTTTCAAGTAAGTTTTATCCTTTCCTTGGAGAAAAGCCCTGAACAGATAAATATTCGGTTTATCTGTCAGTTCCTGCAGTATCCCGAGGGCAATTAAATCATTCACCGCCTGGTACTTTGCTGCTACTCGCTCGATTGCTTTCTTTTCAAATTTCATAATACAATATTACGCGCAAAAACGAAAAACCCAAAGGACACTAAATTTTGAAAGGGAAAGTAAAACTAATTGATGGACATCGTGGATATTTGGACATTACACTGATTATTAAAATCATAACCATGTCCATATAGCCGAAATCCTGTCCAATCCTGTCCACTAATATGAATGTTTGGTTCCATCTTCCCAAATTACCCAATGTCCTACTACCTCAAATTTATCCTTTAATGGCGAACTGTCGGATACGTAGTAGTACATGGCAGCATCCTTCCCGTTATATTTCCACCAATAGCGTTCCACATTACTAAGCAACAGGACATTATTGGATGAAACGACACCATCACCATAAGGCCCTCTTTCCCGTACGGGCTGAGGTTGATTATCCCCATTAAAATCCCTGACTTCACGCTCAATATGAATATTAAAATTATTGACCACAAGCGCCGGAATTGAGACTTGACTATCTTGATAAAATTCGATAAATAAATCAGCATAAGTACGGTAAGAGCTACCACCTGGTTTATTTTTCAAAAGCACTTTTGCATAAAGTTTACCCTCCGGCTGTATAGTTTCAGGCGAATTGACCACGACACGGAAGCCCGAGGCAATACCATTCAGGTCATAGTGTGGATATCCCACTATTTTCGCAAAAAGCGTTTCATTGTTCCGAGACGGCTCAAATGTGACTTCATCCATCAGCAATTCAACCTTTGCTCTATTCTCCCCGGCAATGAAAAGTTTCTGCAGTGGATTGATCGCCATAAACTGATTGATATTCAATTTCGCCTGTAGTTCCACCTGTTCAGAAATACAGAAAAACGAGTACCAGGGCAATGAAAATTTATTGATAACACCCTTATCCCCTCCCAGCATCAGCGAATGGTCAAAAGTCCTATTTAGATTGCCGATATCGTCCGACGTAGACTCCGCAATATAGACGCTTCCACCCAACAACAAAGAACCTTTGTAAGACAATAACCGTAAAGCGAATGAGTTTTTACCATACTCATTATCCGCATTATAGGCTGTTTTTGCGTTCAGCGCATCACCGTAGCAATTGCCTGTCTGCAATTTACGTGGAAGCCTGACCCCATCAATGTCCCAAAGCTTTAATGCCCACATAAAAGGGCGTCCGATGGTCATCGGTGCTTCTTTAAAATTTTCGGTATACCCTATGATCACGCTACCCTCATACGGAAGCACCTTATACATTTCGTCGTTATCATCCGTTTTCGTCATCAGCTTGAATGCTCCAGTTGGTTGTCTTTTGATGGTGATGCTATCCTTTATCTGCGCATCGGTGATATCCATCCGATTAGGCTGCGACAATATGAGGTTCGACTTTTCAAAATGCGCGATTTGATTTTGAGAATCAAAATAGAAAATGACTTTATGATCATTTCTCAGTGCTTTGAAAAAATCAGAAATCGACAACGTTGGCAAGTGCTGAGCAGGATTGATCGTTCCACTAGCCAGGATATCGCTTCCCTGTCTGACTCCCGTATTATCAATAAGAATCGACTTGACAAACGGATCGTCCAGATAAGAGCCCACGGCCTTAAACCCAAGAAACGCACACACCTCTCTGATCACCCATGTGAGGTAGAACGATGCCCCATATAGCGATAATTCTTTCACAGCATATCCATCAGAAAAATCATTGATCACCGACTTTTCAAAGTCGATCCCGTCCGACCCATCATCCAATCTTTGCAGTTCGCCCGTTGCCATTGGATTGATGTAAGTAGGCATCGCGAAAGGATATACACCCACTGAATTGTTTATTGTACGAATACGATCTTTCACACTAGATCCCGATGCGTCAATCCTTATCGATTTGTGGCTTACAAACTTACCGTTTTTAGTTTCCGTAAAAACCTGTGGCACCGAAACATCACGCAAGAAATCAGCCACCAGGGAATTATCAACTACAATAAAAGCATCATATCCTTTGCTCGAAACATCATATTCCACACGGCCGCGCTTCCAGCTCATTCCCAAAAAAGACAAATTCACGTCGATTGCTTTTCGCCCAAAACGGTTTTCAAGAAATCGGCCATAGGAAAAGGCCGCGTCGTTCTTTTCGGTAAAGGGAAAAACCACCGGATAAGAATAGGAGCCTTTGATTACCGTATCTTCATTAAAAGCAGAACTGACAAATTTAACCGTCAGTTTGCTATTCTGTTCAACGTCCAGGACAACGCCGTTGTCTGTGATCACTGCAAAAGGAGCCGCCATATTATTTGAGATATTGACTAGAAACCCACCCCTTTAGACTACCGATTTGGATATTAGACCACAGGCCACTACGGCGCAATTCATCGACATAAGTTCCTTTCGGAATTTCTTTGATAAGTTCATGTTTTGTTCCTGGACCAATGCGGACATTTAAATTCGTTGTCGTAATCCTTTTAACGATCGTGTATTCACCGAAAACAGCCTGCCGCACTCGATCCATCGGGAACTTTGGTCCCGGATCATCTTTACGACCGAAAGGCGTTGCTACCTCCGAATGCGCCAATATTTCGGTGATCGATGGATAAGCTTTTACCAAAGCTTTGCACACTTCGATACACTTCTGAATTTGGACTTCCGTCCATTCCGATCGCGCATCTACGTTTTGTTGCTCAATCCCGATCGCATATTGGTTGAGATTGGTCAATTCACCCCATCTGCTTGCACCCACGTGCCACGTAATTCGGTTGAATTCTGCCATCTGAACGACTTTTCCTGATTTGGCGATATGAAGATCACAGCTAACCTTTGAGCCTTTCTGAGTCAGCCAATTTACTGCAGATGTTTCATTGCTCGCACCATCATAGTGCAGAACAATAAAGCGGATATCTTTTTTACCCGAACTCAAATTTCCTGTTGGACGGAACTCTACCTGAGTCCCGTCATTATTGTATAGTACGTTGTTTTTTACTTGCATGGTTATAATAGTTTATTCGATGACACTTCCAAATGTCGCGTATCTTGGATATAATCCTGAACGAGAAGCATACATCCTATGCGTCGCTCTTGTTGTAGACTTATTTTGTGTTGAGATAGATAGTTCTATCCCCAGGTATTCCATTAATTTCATAGAAGCTGGTGTAGACTGATTCGCGCTCTGGTCGTGAATATGCATTGTTACACCGCTCTCACCAGCTTTATAAATAGCTTCAATAATTGCCCTTTCAGCCTCATCAGATAATATACCTGATATAAATTCAAGCGGCTTATTTGGGTGGAAGTGTTGATGCAAAACATTTTCATGTCCATTTCTTTGCATAGCTTGAGCAATTGATCTTTGTGGTTCTTTTGGTGTTCCGTCCGGATTAGCGACATTATTCAATTCTAACGCCACAGAAATTTTTGCATTGTATTTACAAAACAATCTACGGATATTATTATTAGTATACATGTACAATGCCCAATCGTCAAATTGCGGTGCGAAATACTTCACCGAGTCTCGTCTCTTACCATTTAAAACGTCCAACGCTTCCTGCCAAGTAATAATTTTATATCCTTTTTCTCGGCACTGTTGAAAACATTGTTCTAAAAAAGCGGTTGTAATTAGGACATCATTTCCTACTCTATTAACGAGTCCTTGATATAGCTGTAATCCTGCTGGAGCTGTCGACCAAATACCACTAACTAATTCATCTACTTTAATTTCTGTAACGACATTATTTGAATCTAACGTTGCAACTCCTGCCAATACTTCTCCGGTTTTGCACTTAACCTTGTATCTATTCCCTGATATTAGTACAGGGTCTTCTGCGAACTCACCATATTTTCGATACAAGATTATTGCAGCACCAGAATGTGTACTATTCTTTTGAGATTCAAAATTATTACGAATGTTTTTTGGTACATCCATCCAAGTCGTTGGTCGACCTATTACTGGAGAGTCAATGATATCGTGCCACATAATTCCCAAAACTCTCGGATTTTTACGTGAAGCTATAAATGATAACGCATTTTCATTATTTAGTCGATATGCATCGTACCCATTGGCGTGACCGTCATAATATTCTAAGTCTTTAAGTTTTACTGATAGGCCTCCACCCATTTTTAGCCTACTATTTGCAATTGATAAACGTCCATTACCAATATATCCAGTTGTCGAGGCTGGTTTTCCATCAAGACTAAAGAATAGTTCATTACTATCTTTCTTTGTAATCAATTCAAATGAATGCCAGCTATCGTCAATAGCATAAGGAATAAAACATTTCCACGAATCATATGCAGTACGGTTAGCGTTTGATTCATAGCCAGTATATGGATATATATCAACTAATTTAATAGAGCATTGAAGTAAATCAGTTGAAGGTCGTGTAAATTTTGTAGGGGTATCAGATGAGGAAATATTTCCGGTATTAATGCCTTCGACTATAAAATCCTCAAGATATCCACCGGCAATAGTATCTGCTATTAATCCCTCGATTAATCTTCCGATATAAGGAAAATCGACAAAATAATATGCCTTAGTTTTACCCAAATCTGAATTGCGAATTACGATACTGTCAGATTTAACATCAATATACCAGTTTTTGTTCGCCTCGTACGTCCCTTGATTTTGAGCTACCAATCCGCCATTTCTAATTATTGTAGGTTTATATTGGATCATCAATGCGTCTGGACCTACAATTGGTTTCCAATCTCTCAAATTACGCTTTGGAAAATTGTACGTTGTGGAAGTTGAACCTATCTTAACTTCCATTTTAAACTGTGCGTTGTATGCTGGCAGCGGATATTTCGATAAAAAATTCCATTGAGGACGATCCGAAGGTATAGCACCACCGTTTAACAGATATTGATTGTATTCTAATTGCGTTGCTAAAGCAGTCGTGACATAAAGCCTTAGATAATTATTCCCGTTTGTAAAGATTAAAACATCCTTATCGCCTCCATTAATATGTATATTTTCATCAATCCGAAATTCAACTCCAAAATAGCTTTTATTACTGGAATCTGTTTTAGCATCCATAAGCAATGAATTATTAAAACTTATAATCTCAGGTGGCAAAGATTCTAAGCTCGACACTATATCTTTAGGTTTTAAATTATTAAGTCTCAAAATTGGAGAATTGAAACGTATAGTGTCGCCCTGCTTTGAAAACGGTGTATTTAAAGTATCATTTTTATTTGTGTTAATGTAACTTAGCGTATAATCTCCATCTACAGGAGCTCCCGTCTTCCTAAGCATCTGCACGCGGTAACCGTCAAGTTTATTGGTGAACACAATCATTATATATTTACCTTCCGCAGCAATAGTTTCCGTGAACTTAATAGTGATTTTATCAGACATATCTATTGCTCCGCCTGTAAATTCCTGTCGGTAAATTGAAGATCCCATTAGGATATTGCTTCCTGTTGGAATAGACACGAATCTATATACATTTAAAACCAGTGTTTGATAATTATCAATCCCGGAAACTCGAAGTTCTATCTCATTAAATTTTATATTATTATCCTTGACAAGTAATCCAATAGCGTAGGGATTGTTCATCGCTCCCCCATCCATTTCGACAGAAGACGGCTTAAAAGCATCTGTCACTGTTTCATTAATGATATAATCTTTAAGAATTACAATGTCATTAGTATTTGCAGCATCATTTTTTACAAGATCCTTAAACTTATTAGATCTAGTCTGAAAATTATCAAAAAAAGTATCTGAAGGCACCTTTTTTTCTGAGACAAAATAAGCTCTTGTCCATAGGTTTCTATGTGTCACATCATCAATCCATGATCCATTGACATTACGCCAGCAAGAGATAGCATATTCAGGTGTAGGATAAAGTAAACCCTCAGTCGCACCGTATTCATGAAAATTTTGATCTGCATAAATCTGTACGTACAATTGGTCTTCGTTCGAATTTACAATTATTGGAAAGTCAAAACTTATAAAATTATCTGTGAGAGCAACAAGTGTTAAATTACTTTTGGTAACATTCGCCAATATATTTCCTGTCTTGCCACCAACTCTTAGAACAAGAGTCACCGTAGTGGGAGCTATCGCTCTTGTAGGAATATTAACCTGAAGCCGGTTAAAATTTTTCAACTTACCTATTGGGCTACCGAATCCATAAAAGCCGGCGGCAGTAGACAAATATATTGGATTAACGGTCGTATTTACAAGTGTTAACTCTTCTGATTTACCAAAATTTTCACCAATAGCATCTACGGTTTTTTCAACTTTATTTACTGATAAATAAACGTCATTTCCGCTTATAGCTTTAGTATTTCCAGGTTCTATAACACCATCAGCTTTTGCTTCTAACAGTGCCTGAAATTTACTTATACTCCAATTTTGAGTTGTATAATCCCAAAAAACTATTCCTTCGCTCCCTTGAGGTATGCCTTCACTTCCTGTAGGATTTTTCAATACAACATTATTATATTTCCAATACCCCCAATTTGCGTCAAACCATACATTACGGTCAGTTGGACCAATGGGGAGTGCTACTGCTGTTGCTAACGAAGCACCACCTTTTATAGCTGGCATCGATTCAGTGTTTTTCTGCCATGTCACATCCTTAACCTGTTGTACCATGTCCGCTAGCATCCTATTCCCAGCTATAACACTTACTTTATATGATTTTCCCATTATTATTTAGTTACAATTCCGGTTAATATTAATTTTCCTTTTACAAATGTTGTGCGCTCGGTACCATCGATCACCAGGATATCATAGTAATACACATCCTTTTTAAGGTTGACGGTGTTTAGCCCGAAATTCATCGTCAATTTGGTTGGTTCTATTGTCAGCCCACCATTTGCTACTGTAAGCTCAAGCGCAATTTCCGTATCGTTCAAATCCTCCTTAAATTGAACACGGACTTCTTTGCCGGTCAAACTAAAATCAACGATATCGCCAGTTTCCTCATCGACAACCTCCCATCCCCAAAAAACAAAGTCCTCAGTATTACCACGGACTACCGTGATATCAAATTCATTCAGATCAATATTGTAATCCATATCAAATTAATTTTCATAAAACATTTCCTGTATATGCTGCCCCGATATCTCGAAAGATTGAGCAAATAGCCCGTTGCCGTCTTGGAATTCGTCGATATTGGATGAACTCAGATTGATTGGCCACCAAAGACCGTCGACGTAAGTCAGTTTTTCTTTGCTCATATAGAAATCACGCATGGCTTTTATTTCGGACTTGGACTTGAAGCCCGTATTTATCTTTTCCTTTTCTTGAGACGTGATATCCAAATCGATATTTTCGCCATTTTCCAATACGAAATCACGCACCTGTATCACACGTGCAGAATCCTTATCAAAGTCCAACGTATTAGTTTTTTTGCCATAGGTGTAGAAAGTCTCATAGCTTCCAAGGGAATTTTGAAACAAGAAAAAACGTTTATAAGGTCGATATTGGTTATCTACTTGATACGCTATCGACTCAGAAACCTCTTTTCCCCCTGCAATAAGTGTGATTTCATACGATACTACTGAAAGCTCAGGGTACAATGAATTTGCACCGATCTGATCAAGTCCAACAGGAATAATGACTTTCTCATACTTTGCAATGGATTCGTAAGTATGGGCAATGAAAGTATAGTACGACCCATCATTGTATTCAAGTCCGACACTTACGTTAACATTGGCTAAACTATCACTGATATTAAACCACGAAAGCCATTGAGGCTGATCAAGCGTCACCTTTTTTACCCGTGATGTAGTGAGAAAATTCACCTTATTTTCATTGGTTAAAAAGTTCAGCAATGACGTGCCTAAAAGATTTTTCGGCAATCCCCCATAAATCGTGACGAATCGCTGTGAGCGGATCGATCCCCTAGCCAATTGCGGTTCGCCGTACAATTCAGTTACCTGGAGAAAATAAGAGCGAATCACTTTTCCTTTTGCAAATGCCACGTCGTATAGCAATGGCCTGTCTGTACCGTTTTCAAGTAAAAAAGAACTCAATGGTTTAGAGAAATCCCAAAAAGCTTTGCCACTTAAATCCGGAGCAAGTGCCGCCGCTACCACACTACGCTCATTCCCTTCGAGATCGAAAGAAAATAGCTCAACAAATAATTTCAGATTCGGGTTATAAAAGATGTCGATCGCAGTTTGCGTGATTGTTAGTTCAGGCTGATCGGCATGGTCGGAATAAAAACTAACCGTCAATGCGCTATCATTCTTTTTGGATGTAAAAACCAATGTCTGATTTTCCACGACAATATTGAATAACGAGCCCAAATTATAGGCTTCCAACAATGCGACTCTAACCCTTTTGAGCCACTCGTTTTTTGTTTCTCCGGGTCCTATCCGGTGTGGAATTTTATACTTATCCACTGGCGTGCCGTATTCACAGGAAATATAGAGAGTAGAGCCTTTGATGGTCAACTGAAATTCCCAATCCAAATAGATATAATAATTACGCTCAGGACTTGCTAAAATCTCGTAATATTCATTTTCGCAGGGTGAAAAGTCCAGTATAAATATTAATGGCCGTCCAGGATCCTGAACTACCTGATCGGTGGAAAACTCGAATAAAATCGGATTTCGAGACCATGTAATATTTTCCGGTTGCCGTGTAATCTGAATTGCCATACTACAAAAATGCCCTTCCGCCTATAAAAGGGAAAGGACACTTTCGAACAACCTAAAAACTAAGAATCCACACTATTTTCAATACTGACAATCTTCTGATTATGCTCCTGTGTTAAATGATAATTTTGCACCACTTCAATTTTGGAAATCCGATCTTCGACGTAACCTTTCATGATTTTTGCAAATTGCTCATAACTCATCTGTTCACCTGCAGTGTAGTTTACAACGGGTGGCGGCACCACAACATTTCCACCCGATCCACGTCGGCTGGCTTCCTCAGCGACAATGGCATCGGAGTTTATCCCAATAGAAGCACCGTTTCTGCGCTGGCTTGCATAAATTAGTGCATCCACCACATCCTTATTATTGGCATAAGTGGCGCGTGATAAAATAGGTTCTCCACCTTCAATATTGGCAATGAGTTTATTCCTACGATCCACAATATCCAATCCCCCCTGAGCGTGCGATGGTCCGTCTGGAATAAATCCACCTTTGGCAAATTGAGGAGGCTTCTGAGCAGCGATCACACCTGTTTGCAATAAACCTGCCGCGGCAGCTGCTGCCATGGCAAATGGATTAGGGATAACCTTTGTGACAGCCAAAGCCGTGTTGATGATCGATTGAATGATTGAAGCTTTTTGATCCGCTTTCCATGCTTTCAATTTCTCTGCTTTTACCTGCTTATCATACTTATCATTAATTGATTTTTTCTGATTTTCAGTTAGGTTTTTATTGGAAAGCTCTTTTTCCCGTTGCTTGTCCAAGTTCGAGAGAACAGCATCTAATTCCGCTTGTCGGTTGTTAGCCGTAATGGAGAAGATAGCATCTGCAGTTGATTGAGCAATATCCAGTAAAGCCCTTTTCTTCTCTTTTTGCTTTTCTAATTCGACGTTATCTTCTAAAACTTTATATTTTGCAAGTAGAGCAGCTTCAGCCTCTTTGAATTCTTCAGTGGCAAGAAGCTCTGCACCAAATTTAGCTTTTAGTGCCTCCAGTTCATTTGTATGAGCGATCCTTATCTTTTCAAGTTGCTTTTCTCGTCTAGTTGATGTTGATTTTTCAGTTTCATCATTAATGCGCTTAGTTTCATCCTTAATACGTTCCTTTTCCCTTATTTCAGCATCTGCCAGTGCTTTCAGTCGCTCTTCTTCTATTTTTGCTTGCACATTTGCATCAGATGACGCATTCTTTTTCAGCTCATTATAAAACTTGTTAATGTTTGCTTTCTCCTTTTCCAATTCAGTAGCATGTTTGTTGGAAAGGCTGGTATTGAGTTCTTCAATTTTTTCATTTGTCTCAGTAGCCTGCTTAACTTTTAATGCAGAAACCGCCGATTCGCGCTCCACCTCCAGTAGTGCAATACGCCCTTCCGCTTCCGCCTGTTGCTCTTTGGAAGCGCCTTTCTGTGCTTTAAATTCTTCCCACTGATCAATTTGCTTTTGGTACTTGTCGCGCTCTGCCTGTAGCTCCTTTTCATTTTGAGAGAGGGATTCCAATAACTGAGTGGCCCCAAAATCTTCCGATGCTTTGACAAGCTTTTTATACATTTCGTTAGCCTGATAGATTTGTTTTTCGGCATCCGATTTTCCGGACTTGGTTTTCTTTGTAGTGTCCAATGTTTTCCCGGTAGTTTTCTTCGCCCCTGGCAAATCAGGATCCAGCATAACGGCACGAGATTTCTCTATTTCGTACAAATAATCTACCTGCTCTTTAGATAAAACCTGTCCCCTTTTTTGCAATTCTAAGATTGCGCGATAAGCGTCATCACTGGCAACCATACTACGTTCGGTAAAATCAGTAATTTCTTGCTCCCAAACGCCCTTTTTATCAATTCCGAAAAGCGAAAGAAACCCACCATCTTTTGCGTTATTTAATCTATTCTGAGAATCTTTTGCATTTTTAGCCATTACCTCAGAATATTGCTTTTGCGCTTTAAAAATTCCGTTAAGCTGCTCAATTTCACCTTTATGTCGAATGTTGTATAATTCCTGCTCAGCAATAGACATTTGATAAACCTTTTGACGGTTGATATCCAGCGCTTCACCATAGGCATTCCACTCTGTTACTGTTTCGGGTAATACTTTTGAAATTTGCTGAATGATTTCTTTCAATTCGGACTGTTCAGAGGCATTAAGCGTAACCTGCCCTTTCAAATGATCGTATCTGTCGGTTAATTTCTTCAAAGACTCTTTACTTTCATCGAATGCTTTATCCTGGTTTCGGGAAGATGATATTAATTTATCAATGCCCGATCTAGTATCAAGCATTGCAGCTGTAACATCTGTCAGCCAATTTCTAAGACCAGTTTTTTGCCATGCATTAGAGAGACGATTAGACAGTTTATCCAAGTTTGCCCCGAGTGTGTTATTCATCGTATTGAATTCATCCAATACGCTTGTACCTTCATCAAAAGAAGATTTGGCTTCATCCTGGCGTTTTCGAACAAGATCAATATTTTCAGCCATTGAACTTAAAGCGGCAATTCCACGGGATCCCGATACTTCTAGCACACCCATATTCTTTGCCATCACCTCAAGTCCTCCGCCTGCACTTTTAGCATTTGCCAGTACACGAAGCAAAGCTTCATTGGCATCAGTTTTCAATAGGGAACTAAAATCCTTTACAGACATTCCGGCCACCTTTGCATAACGCGGAATATCCGTACCCATGCCAATGATAAATTGCCCAATGGCTGTACTAGCCGATTCCATGGACTGCCCTAGTTCTGACTGCGCGGAGGCAATACCCAATACTGCAGGTAAAGAAATGTTAGCAGCCGGGGCCACACCTGCCAAACGATTAGCAAAATCAACAAGCTCACTTTCAGCAGCGGTACCGGAAGCGCCTAACGTATTGATTGCAGATCCGACTTTGATCAAAGCAGATTCGATACCGAATGTATCTTTAAGTTTAAAGATATCCGTTAGCTTACCTAGAGAATTGATAGCCTCTTCTGTACCGCCCAAATCTTCACCCAATGCCACACCTATTTTGTCAGCCGCTCTTACAAATCCCTCCACCTCGCGCTCAGCCGATATACCCAATTTACCTGCAACCTCTGCCAATCCCAATAACTCGGAGTTAGCGGTACGGGTGTCCATTTTTTTGAACTTATCATTCAAACGGTCTACAGCCTCCTCGGTTAATCCGGTGGTTTTCTGAACGCGCGCATACGAATCGGATAACTCTGCATTTTTAGAAATTATGGTCTTTACACCATTGACAGCCGCATAGGCCAATCCAGCCATTGAAAGACCGCCAATCGCATTGGACGCCATATCCTTCAACTCATCTTTAAATGATCGGGCTTCTACTGTAGCTCCATTCAATTCCCTGCGTACATCCGCCCAAGCAGCCGCGACTTTTCTCAATTCCTCCGCTTTTTTTCGATAAGCTGCCGGATCATCCTCCTCTTTCATTTTCTTCAATTCAGCCCGAAGCTTCCTGAAAGTATCTTCTAATTCCTTACCCGATGTTTTTGCCTGCTTACCATCTAGAACCAGTTTAATTACTGCTTCCGTATCCGTTCTTTGCTTTGCCATGAAACAAAAATATCCTTTCCGATTAGCCTCGGAAAGGACATGGATACAGCACGTTATATGCTAAAAACCACTTTTTATAAGCCAAAAAAACAGTTTTTATAACGGTTGAAACTTCTTACATATGAAAATCGATATCATCTAAAACACCTAACATTTTATCCGCTGTAAGTTCAGATAAAACACTCTCTGCCAGTATTTCACTAAGGCGATAAACCTCGGCCATTTTCCTCTTATTGATCCACCTTTTCGGTTTTCTAGAAGAATAGGTTACATTGGCGCCGTATCGCTTAGCAGCAGTTCGATCTGCGCTATTGCTTTTCCGCTCGTAAGCTTTTACCCCATTTCCTACTCCCATATCGACAAATCGCCCATACATGGAAAATTTTGCAAGAACCGCCGATATATCTCCACCATTACGCAATAGCTCACCTTTTATAGAGTTTGCCAATGCCTCCGTTTTGCCAATGTTTTTTAGTTTAAGTTCACGCCTGAGCTTCTCCAAAAAAATACGGAGCCAATCGCTTAATATTCCGCGGAATTCAATTCGCTCATGTAAACTTTTTGTGTCCATCACCCACAGAATCCATCAGGTCCAACAAACTCCAACGTGAATTGATAACCATACCAGCGTATATCCATCGGCCCCACAGGAGAATAATTTGTTCTAAGCGGTACCTGTATCATCTTATCCGGTATAATATTCATTTCGCGTTGATCTTTTAAAATTGCCTTGATAATCTCTTTACCAATGGCGTAGCAGCGATTTCGACATTCACGCACTTTTTCAAAGTCACCTTTTTTATCGATTACCATAAACGAACAATTTACCGTGTTCAGGTAACTTGCATTCGTCTGGTCATCGATCACACCATCGGCCAATTCGAAAAGCATAGCGGGGGATTTGGCTACCGAACGCAATGCTTTGTCAAACTCATTCAGGTCATAGGGATCATCAATGACAAAAAAAGCCTGACCACTGGCAGAATCCTTCACGTGCAGAATAGCAGGCGATTCCGAAGCCTTACGCTCCAAATAATCTGTAATAATCTCAGGACTCATTGTTTTTATGAAATTTAAACATGAAAAATCCTCCGATAAATGCTAAAGCTCCAGCGATAAAACCTGCAACGAATGACAGGCTCATCAAATGGGTATGTAAGATATCATTCATAACTATTTTTTATTACGGTTATACTCTTCAATTTTTTGCTTTAAATGACTAAAGAAGATATATACATTATTACGATTCGTTTCCTCAAAATTCCCCAGTTTACCACCCGAATAAGCAAGTATCGTATCTTCCAAATCGCTTATACTTTCCGTAGGTTTACCTTCCCCTTCCGGAGCTTGAAAAACAACTGGAAATCGGCGTACAATATCTGCTCTACAACCCTCATAGAATAATTGAATTGCTTTCAATAGTGTCGGATGCAACGCCCATTTGAAAAATTTAGCCCGATTTGACACCCCGTTTTCCGTCAGTTCGCAACGAACATCATCAACGGCATTTCCCCCTTTTTCACGAAACAATGTAGCTGCAAGCCCCAATAGATAATCCTTTTTTCCAGTCTTGATATACATTTGGTGGAAAAGATCGGCACGCCTATACTCCCCTATCGTCAGATTGGATAAGCGATTGGCTGGTCCATAGTAGACTTTCCATCCGATCCGTATGCGACCAATCAAATTATTGGTCAGTTTATTATCAAGTAGCCATTTCATCTGATCAGCCAACGCCAAATCTTCCCCAGCTTTAAAGTGCCGAAATACTGATTTCGGAATGCGATAAAAACTGTACGCTGCGATTTGCAATACTTGATCTACTTCCAGGTATTGCCGTCCCAATCCACACCACAAAAGCAGCTCCTTACGAGTAAGGGAGTTCCAGTCTTTAGGGCCTGTAAATCTGTGAATCTTATCATTCACATAAACGTCGAGCACACTTTTAGCCATATCCTATAAATTCCGACTTTTCCGATAATTCCGAATGACCAGAACAATTATTCCGATGAAAACCAAAATCACGAATACAGCTCCGGCAACAGTTTTCCAGGATACCGACTTCACCTCGGTTTTATCCTTTATGGTCTCCGTGGATTTGGTTTCCTCTTTTTTCTTCGCAGTGATCCCTTTGTTTTCAACTTTCAGCGATGTGCGTTCACCTTTCAGCAAAGTGTCGGGCAAACTGAAAACGCCAGTCAAGTTATTTGTCGAACTATCCAACTTCAAGACCAAAGAATACAATGAGTTAACCACATGTACACTACCATTTACAACAGGCACATTGATAGGATAAGAACGCACTGGCAATTTGACATCCAGCGACTCGCGCACCACCTCAATTACTTTCGATGTATCGACCACCTCATATTCGATTTTAGCTGACTGCTTCACCTGAGATACATGCGATTCCTTTTTAGAATTACGAAAGATGCTACACGAAGTCATCATTCCGAAAATTCCGATTATTCCGATAATTTTCCACATAACGAATCCAGTTGTATTAAATCATTCTTTAATTCACCTACCGACTGGAATTTTCGGAATTCCGAACTCCAAGTTTTTTCCAGTGGTTTTTCTTCGATAGGTTTTGCCCCGACAAAAAGGAGCATTACCATACAGATAAAAAATTTTTCCATCATTCCATGCTTTTAAGCTTTTCACTCAGTTTATGAACGAGCGGTTTTATTTGCCCACGCAACGTATCAACGATTGCATTGCTGCTATCGGCCTTTTCCTTTATTTCTCTAAAAGCCGGGTCGTACCGCTCCAATAGCTTTTTATAAATCTCAGCTTCTGTTTTTCCCGACAATCTAATTTCATTCGAAATCTGACCATTCAGATTTTGATTTTCGATGTATAAGTAGATTATTGCCGCGATCATGATAACCTGAATGGCCGCTTTACCCTTCGTATCAAATAGGCCGACTACATCCGAAAATACCTTTGCGATCCATCCAAATTTTTGTTCCATGTTCAAATCAACTAATTATAAATCATGCCTGAAATGACATCAAGCGAAATAGATATTACTTGTCGGGTCATCATTCATTTGCTGAACCGGATAAATAGAGTTTTTAGAAACCGGAGCTTTCGGAAAATCCGTCGCATTTTCCGTCAAAAATTTGATCAATTTCACGCGATTGGCTTCAAATTCCGAGGTCAGTTTTATTGCAAGTGCATTCAATGCCCTAGAAGCTGCAATAGATTGTTCCTCCACATTATCATTACTACCGCTGATTGATTTTTGATAAACACCATCGTTACGCAATTCGACTACACGGTAAGCAAGCGCCTCGGCTACAGCCATTGGTGCCACTACACGCATGGCAAGGCGTTGGAGTCGCTTGTCATTTTCACTCGCATTTAACGATACAACGCTCATTCCGATAAGTTTATCCAGCAGTTCGTTACCCAAAATTGGCTGTAGATAGTCGTCTTGCACAAATTGGATTTGTCGTTTGATATTTCGGTACAATGAGGCCGTGATCGGGGTGCCGCCGAATGGTCCAAACTCATTGGAGCTACGGAATAGCGTGTCAAAATATTGCTTCCGCTCATCTGACGTACGCCATTCCCCAAACTCCGCACTTCGCACCTCAAAGGTATTGATCAGCTCCTCTAGTGCTTTACATCCCAATTCCTGACAATCCCTTTTGAACGCTAAAATCTTTTTATCGCTTGCAACAGATCGTGTTGAGCCAACCTCAACGTGCAAACCAGCATCCCCGATTCTCAGCACGCCACTATTCGCGTACACTTCCAACGCCCAATTGGCGACAATTCGACGCATAATAGTCAACGCCGATTCATCTGCTAAAACTTTATCTGCAGTAGCTAAGCCAATCACCATTATTACCTCATTCTCCGCACTTTCGATATAAGATTTCAATGTTAATGGTGAAAAAGCTGGATCAACTGCACCGACAGCACCTTTCAATTGCTGAGGGAATATGGATGTATTTTCTGAAAAGTATTTCATGTATGCTATTTAATTTATCACCTCTTTACTCGTTTTCCCTTTGTCGAGCGTTTCCAACTCAACCTCAATAAATTTGAATTCTAAGCGCGGATATTTTGCTTTCCAACCGTTGTATTCAGCAATGAAATAGAGCGGTTCCAACAACAGCTCACGATGAGGATTGAGCAAAGCGACCTTCGCATTAAAAGCTACGCGCTTATCCGATCCACTACCCGAACCCATATTTTTACCCGGGCTATCCCCGACCAATGTAGGATCCAAATCCAAAGCACGCATAAGATGCTGCGATGCCTCGCGGCTATCTTCCAAGTTTTCACCGCCCTGGATCGCTTTTTCTATTGGTGTGATTTTCCATCCAGGTATTTCCTTACCTGTTTGCGGATCGTAACCGACCTCAGATAAAATTGTACGGCCACTGGCTTCCACTCCTGTCAGCTGATCATTGATTTCTTTTACTTTTGCTTTTTTAATTGCCGTCTGTTCATCAGCATTTAGTTTTGTCCAATCTTTGTATGCCGATGGCCAATAAGAAAAAGGGATTTGCAAGATATATTTAGCAGAAAGAACCTGCTTCATCATCGCCGTCTTGCTTTTGGGCACCATGCGCGATATTTCAGCCCAGGTAGAGGTAATGAAACCATTCCAATGTGCAAGCTGATAGTAAATCTTTCCAGGTGAAGGCGATGAAACTGGATAGATATAGCGAGGTACTTTTGAACTTTTTACAGTTTCAACCTTTGTAAAATCATACGGATCGATGACATCAATCTTTGTAGTTTCTTTATCAGCCGCTTTTGCATCGGGGAAATTTGCATTGACATAACAATACTTGACTTTACCTTTGTCATCCATCTTTTGCCAGCGGCAAAATGAGGCATCTTGCGTACCAATGTAAGCTATGCTGTTACCATCTTTCGACTTGATCAGTTCAGGGAATATATTGGCAAACCAAACAAAATCCGTGGCAGCTTCATAAAAATATCTTTTGGTCGTGGTGTCGGTCAGAAACATATCGATATCATCATCTTGGATATCACGATACAGGTATTTCTTTTTCTCAGTATCAAAATAACGTTCCATGGCAACAACGCCCTTGCCTATCAACAGACGTGCTTTCCAATCCAACATCGTCGGAATCTCGGTGGAAAGCTCTGCCATTTCAATCACCTGCTGAGGAAAATTATTATCCTCACCCCACATGGCGATATCACTGCCGGCATTGGAATCTTTTATTTTCGGATCAACAGGTTTAACCTTCAGCTCACCAATATTTAAGACCTCACCGACATCAACTATTAGACTGCCATTTCCGACCAGCGCTAAATTTTCACTTATAAATTTGGGCTTACTCATTATTGAACCACCTCCATACCATTAAATTTTAATACCAAGTGCGAATGAATTTTGACCAGACGATCACTATTTAAATGCCGAATGTTACGCGTATGATTTTCGTAGTGATTTGGATTCCTTGATTTATCCTTCCTGGATGGACCACCGACGAAAACAGCCGAATCAAACTGTATTAATTTACCCCCTTGATGCTTTTTCTGATCACAGGTAACGAACGATATGGAGAAAGGAATCAAATCCCTGTCACGACCTCGCATCATCATCGTATTGAGCATGTCTTTTATTGAAATAGTTACATTTTCACGCATACCCAAAATTCATGCTTCCAGCTCGCGCGCGAAAGGACACCGCCCGAAAGGGAAAGAAAAAATAACACAAACTATTCTAGTAGAAAAAATGTTAAAAATTTAATTTTTAAGCCTTTAACTCGAAATCCCGAAATCAATAACAGCTTTGTCGCACAATCGACCCCGCCACGCACTATCCAAAAAGGAAAGTAAAATGAGCAAAAAATACGATATCTGAGGAGGGGGTGCCCCCCTCCCCTACCTATCCGATGATGAGGTCACCGACCTGCTCGACGTAGCCGTACTGTGTCTTGAACTTGCCAATGTATAAGGTATCAAAGGCATCACTGAGGTGTGGTGCCTCCTCCTGTTTGACCGAACTATTGGACTCTGGTCGCTTATCCTTCTCGGTACCGTTCTTTCCCGACCGTGTCTGCACCTGTTGCATCGATGTGAGCAACGCATCACAGTTCTCGCGGTTGAAACGTACAGGCTTGAACTTACTATCGTTCTCTTTGAATACAGCTTCAAACAACCTGAACCTAGTCTCATGCATAGGCTGCTGACCGATATCAAAGCGGTTGACAGCCCATCCGTTCTTTATTAACCGAGCCGTCACCATATCCGATAGTGTTTCCAGCCTTGTCGCATCCGTCACATTGGCTGTGTTATCGTAGAAGTAATTAACCGTATGATTGTTGTGATACTTATAGTATTTGCAAAAGTCATCCACAAGATCATCCAATACTTTTTCCTGCTCACGCTTCACATACATAGCCTTAAGCACACGATAGAAGCGCTCGGTTTCCTGACCTATCACCAATGATTTGATCGATGAATTATAATCGAATGAGATATCAATCGGCATCCCCTTGATCAGGTCACCATCATTACGGCAATCCTTAACCAATCCATCCGGTAGATATAGATCCTTCGATTCGATGTAAGAATAATCATACAAAGAATAACAGTGGTGATCCGTGTCCAGTAGATGATAGAACCCATTCGTTACCGCGATGACGTTCTCATTCAGGATAGCCGCGCGGAATACAGGCCACAGCATTTCCCTGCGCCATTGCTTAATTGTATCAACGCCCAATATCTCCAGGTTATCCAATGAAGATGCCTCAGAGTAATACAGGGTATTGGCACGCAAGGCATTTAACACACGAAGATATTCGTTTCGTTTACGAAGGTAGTACCTTTTGCTTTCGGTTGTTTCAGCTAAATAGAATTGCTGTTCTAGCCGTTGTACCTTCAATTGGAAGTTGACGATTTGAGCAATCTTCTTGGTGTCCATTAAGTCCTTCTTATCCAGGATCCATTTAGCTTTCGGATCGGTAGGCATATCTGTGCACATGGTGACCATGTGATGCTCAGGACGCGATCCGAATATTTCGCGGTTACCCCGATTGATCGGTGCGATATCATCCATATACCGCTTATGATTGAGAAAACGAACCTCATCACCAGCTATCGCATCCACTGTTTTCCCGTTGGCCGAGCCAGGACGGTCCTGTGATATCAGATGAAATACATGTCCATTCCACCAAAATATCGTATGCTCCGGATGTAACACAGGATAAATTGCATCAGGTATTTTATATTCCTTTGGCGGCCGCCTACGAACCCAATAATGCAGCCCTTCGTAGTAGCCAAAGTTTTCCCAGGCTTTCATCAATGGCGGCAAGGTACGATCGAGCAATTGCATATAAGTCAACCCTACCAAACCAGTCGCTCCACGAGGCATGGCATTTGCTGCTTGAATGGTTCGGTACGCTAATGGTCCCTGCGTTTTTCCGGTACCACGCCCCCAAACATCGAACTCCTCTTTGCACATCGTCAAAATAGATCGTTGCTGAGGCTTATTAAAGTACATGACTTTTTCCCTATACTTCTCCATCTTCCAAATCTTCATAGTCCACGTCCTCGGCTTCATCTTCCAACATTCGATCAATAGATGAAGATTTACCTTTTAATTCTTTCAATAGATCAGCTTTTACGGAATCTAGATTTTCTATTTTTTCAAATCCTAGATTGGATGCATCAGGTTCAATAACAGGTTTGATCGGTGTGAATTCCTTATAGTCTGGAATATCATGGTCTTTTTCATGCAAGCCTTTAACCTTGCTCAATTCTTTGTAAAATGCAGATGCCGCCCGAAAGTCCCCGGCACCATGAGCTTCCATCATCATCCTTTCACCCCAATAGATATGCATACCGCGCGCATAGTCTTTATCCTCTTTCGACTCAAATGTTTTAAAAAACTGCTGCGACATTTGGATGTCGATGTACGCCTGAGCCTGAGACACTCCAAAGCGAGCCATGATCCAGTGAGCAAGCTCTAATTTTTGATATGGACGGTTAACCCTATGTATTTCAACCTCCAATTGAAGCTCATAATCAAACTTTGTGATCTTTTGGACAAAACCTGTCCGCACCTGCGCATCTACCTCTCGAATGCGTTCATAAACGCGCTGATCAGTTTCCGAAAGGGAATCAATCTTATTAGCTAAAAAAGCTTTAAAAATACGATCCATGATCGTATCACCTTTGATATGCTTTGGTCTTAGTTCACCCATTACAATTCCACTCCTTTCCGTTCTGCTATCAGTTGAGCAATGCGTGCTTTCTTCTCACGAAGCTTTTGTTCAGACTTCGCCTTATTGCGCAATTGATCATCGGGCTTTTGTAAACGCTTTTCCATTTTATTCACCTGGACATACAAGCGTTGCAGCTCAGGCGTAACAAAAACTGTCTGTTTAGTAACGATTTCAGGCAGTTCGCCATGTTCCTCAAAGTGATCGATCTTTTCGAATATCATCCGTTTACGTTCCACTAACTTTAAAATTTGAATGGCGTATTCCAATCGAGTTTTATCCGTCTTGCATCGGGCTAAGGCAAATCGATTAGAATCAATCTGACGGTATACCTGTTGCAGATCATACTTAAGCTTTTTTAAAATGTAGGAGTTGTCTAACTTCTTTTGTTCAATTTGATTGACGGATGGTTTTATCTCTGCCTCCTGCTCCGGTTCAGGATGATCACTGGAAAACTTTCGCAATTCATCCTCCAGTTTTTTGACCGTATACTCAGACTTACTTTGGAACAAGTCTTTTAAGAATTGATTTGTCGACAGCGTATTGAATATTGCTACACCCTGCCAATAATCTTTTTTTTCAAACCATTTATGCACTTCCATGGGCTAAAAATGCGAAAGGGAAAGTATCAGAGAAAGGACGCTTTGTTGTCGGAATTGTTTATCTTTGCACCTCTCACAACGTACTAAACAAAAAAGCACAAGATAGCGGAAGATTTACCCTCCGGGCTATGCTTGTGCATTTGTTTTTAAAAACGTTGTGAGAGACTTTTTATTTAACCGGAGGGCTATTTTATCTCAACAGTCCTAAAAAAGTCCACCAACGTTCTCATTAGCATAATTCTCTTTTTTAATCCCTTTGCTAGATTTTCGTCACCATAAGTTTTTACGATATCGTCAATAATATCTTCCAGTTCAATTATCAGGTCTTCTATACTTTGGATATCCAAAGTTTCAAGATGATTGAAAAAATCGATCATTTCAGATTTCAATAACAATACCGACTGATCACTGTCAGTTTTAATAATGAGTACATTGTTTACCATATATAGATTTATTTTAATTGGGAATTTGAGGATATTATCTAAAAATAGGATGACAATAACAACAGTATTACATAAAAAAGCCCCTACAATGAAGGGCTTACTTTATCCGAACTATGAACCTTTTTAGGCTTTATTTTCTGCAAGTACCTGGTACCTGCAGTGAACAATTCGTTTGCTTTCTCCAAGGAAATATAACGAAAATCAACACGTCCAATTTTAGATTCCAAAATTGGCGAACTCGTATTCACCACCTCGTAGTGATCTACGATTGCAGGAGATACCTGCCAATTTAGTTTCGCCATTATGGTGCAGGTACTGGAAGTTCACTATCATAACGGTAGAAAGGAGATGCACCATACCAACCGAAAGTAACTTTGATACCTTTCTCTCCAGTTGGACCTGTACCAAAGTTCATATCGATATTTTCGACGTCAACCATGATATCCTCATTACCTGCCTGCCAAAATCCCGGACCACCTTCAGCACCTTTAAATAGCAAAATACCATTTTGATTTTTAACAATTTTAGCGGTTCCAACATTCTGAGCGCCAATAAATGGAATAAAAGCTTCAATAGTACCTTTGGCAATTTTGGATTTCTTTTCACCCTCCAATGTTGAATTCGCTCCTGACTTCTCATAAAGCAAAATCATTTCAATTGGAGCTTTACCAGCTTTCAGAACGTGTGGATCAGAAATAGTTACCAAGGAAGCTGCAGTAGTTCCACCAGCCGCAGGTGCCGCAATAGAAGCTAAATAGGATTCTGGAATCCAATAAATTTTACGAGATATACCGGCAGGATTCTCACATCCATCGGCATAGGCCAATTTCATATCTGTAATGGTTTCGAAACAAGACATAATTCAATAATTTTAAAATTTAACCTTCTAACAAAGTCAAAGCACCTGACCCAGCTTTTACTAGTTTAGCTAGTAAGTTTGAATCATCAGCAACTTGTTCTTTTGTCTTACCATCTACTCCGAAATTAACTCGGTATGTATTTTTACCGACTTTAGCTGTAATATCGATAACACCACTTTTGCTGTTAAACTTCTTAATAGCATCCTCAGCAACTGCTTTTACTTCTGCCAATTCACTATCCTTAAGCTCTAATTGAATTTTAGTTTCGGATTTGTGTTTAGAAAAATCACTTTCCAATTTATCATAAGCCTTTTGTGCGGCTTCTAACGTTTCAAATTTCATTTTAATACTTTTAAAGATTAGAAGATAGGGACCGGATATCCGATCCCATTTAATTACATATCATTCATTGTAATCTCATCACCATCCTGGTAATTAAAACCAAGTACACCTGTGATGCCCAAATCAACCGTATACATGTTAAGGATGACACCAAGAGTAGATAGATCCGACAACAAATCTGTACCCATCAAAAGATTTGCTTTTGTAGTACAAACTAATTTTTCCGATCCTGCCATCCAGTCCACAGGCTTTATAATACAGCCCTTTTGAGTCTTAGGAAGGTAGAAACCAACACCATCAGGCGACGTGAATTTTGTCACATCTTCAAAATCATCGGCAAATGCATCCCAAGCATTTAAGGAACAATACATAAATAATTGTCTATTGGCTCTTACGACAGGATCATGAGCACGATAAACTTGAATCATTTTCTTATAGGCATCTGTCATTACGGATCCGGTCGATACAATTTTTTTAATATCACCTGACGTACGTCCATCATCCAATCTAGTACCAAGACCAACAGTAATAGCCAAAGCATTCGCATTTTCAAATTTTTCAGGAGTTGTCAATGGAGTTTCTCCAGCATTGGTTGCAACTTTCACTTTGAAATAAAAAGTCTTTTTAATCACCTGAAAGGAAACAAGTGATCCGACCGCATACGAAGTGGCATTGTTGAAGGCAGAAAACTTATCTTTTCCTACCCCAGCCCACCCAGTTTGATTACTTAAAATTGATGCATTTTCATCAATGATAGCTTCATTTGTGAATTGAGCAAAAGGGATTCTTTTGTTATTAACATTTTCGCCAGAGCCACGTTCTTCACCCAAATAGCTAGTACGATACTTAGCGGGCAGAATAGAAATGTCGCGTTGAAACGCATCTACACTCAATGTCCGTCCACTATATTCGAGATCATTACCTGCGCTTTGAAATTCACCTGAGAAGGGTTCAGGACCGTTATTTATCGTAAGCTTGGTTAAATTTAAAGCGTGTTTTACATTAGGTACTAAAGTTATATCTTTAGCTATAGACATACCCGTAACAAGCCTTCGACTTAATTCCTTCTTATGCTTTCCAGCATAGGCCGCAAGTTTTGTTAAATCAGGACTGATTGTATCAAACAAAACTCCTTTTTCTGAAGTTCTAGGGATAAAACCCAAAAGAAACATAACCCCACCAACGCACAATCCGACAGATTGATTAAAAGCATTCGCCGCAAACATTGCCACAAACATGATCACAAGCAGCCCTGCAGCAATTGTGAACAAATCTTTAAAACGATTTCCCATTTTATATAAATTAATAATATTTACAAATTAGACTTTACCATAAATGGCCTCATACTCAGCATCCACCGAGGTACTAAAATCATCTACCTCTTGTTTTGTGCCTGTCCCAGGATTATCATTTTTATCCGTAACCGGAACAACTGGCTTATCAGCAGGTTTAGAACCCAGGTCTTTCACTTGCTTTTCAAGTTCAGCAATACGGGCATCTTTTTGAGTAACCGAATTTTCAAGGTCAGTAACCTTAGTTTTCAAACCAGTGTTTTCAGTGGAGGCATTTTCTAACCCTTCCAAATAGGAATCCGACACAACAGTTACTCCGTCAACACCTGCTTTCTGAATTTGCTCGTTAACAGCTTCGAACAATTCATTCGTTCTATCATTCACAGCCACTTTGGCCAATTCCGATAATTTTGAGTACTTATTAAACATATTATTTTGATTTTCTGAATTATTAGTTTCGCTCTTATTTATCTTACCTTGGAACCAAGCGGCAACCTGACCGTAAGACATATTTTTAACATTTTCGGGAGTTTCATCCGCTTCGTAATCCTCAATAACATCAATCAATCCTTCCGCCAAAGCTTCTGCAGGAGTGTAATAATGATCTTCTCCATCAAAGTACTTAGCTTTCACTTGCTCTAAAGTCAGCCCTAACCGATCGACTAAGAAACTGGCTAAGATATCATCGTATTTATCGAGATCTTCTGCAGTTTTCTTCAAGGATTTTGAGTTACCGTAACCGTAGACAGATGCACTATGAAACATCAATAAGGAACCTTTTGCAACGTGCGCATTGCCTTTTTTTGCAGCTGCCATGAGAATTGCTGCCATTGAAAATTCAATACCATCACCGTAAAGATGAATATGATCATAAAGAGGGGATGACTTAATAGCATTCGCAATTGGCAAACCTTCCCATACTGAACCACCAGGGCTATTCACATGGATATCGATCCGCGAACACGTGCTTTCCAACGCATTAAAGACAGCTAAAAAATCAGCTGCATTAACGTCACCCCAATAAGGGCTGATGTCACCGTAAATTTTAAGTTTACCTACTCCAGTTGTACCGGATGCTAATACCTGGAAATATCTTTGTTTCATACTCTATTTGCTAAACCAAACTTTAGAATCCAAATATCCATTTAGAAAAAAGCCTATCAAAGGACACTAAACCGCCCTTTCAATTTGAGTGACTGAATATTTAAACTCATTGCCAGCCATATCAGAAGGTTTAGCACCGCGATCCCCCGAGCGTGACACCAATACTGGAGTATCAAGGGTACCAATGATTGTTTTGATACCATTCAAATCAGTGATCCGAATAATTGAGCATTGCCCGATATAACGAGCAAAGAGAGTTTCGTCTTTTTTCGATGGGAAATGCCTTTTGAAAGTTCCGGCATAAGTGTATGTAATACCCTGATCGGTTTCATTTTCGTCATCTTTGAATTGACCAGATTGGGGAAGATGGGCAATAAGTTCCCAATGCTTTCCACTTTTAAATCGTAAAGGATTGACCGATATCAGGTCATCTATATGGCAAAACTCAAAGCGAGCTAAACCACCAATATTTTCACCACTATGCAATTTCATATTGCAAAGTGATGCATGATTAGGAATTTAGGAAAGGACTATGATTATAATATTTTTCAAGTGACACCAATTAGTGTCCTTTAGCGTTGGACTTGCTGGACATTTGGACATAAAAAATAAAAAGTGCCTTTAATTAAGTTTAAAGGCACTTATGTTTTTAAAAATTGTGTCCAACGGGGTGAAAATCGTGTCCAAGTATGTCCAATATTTTTTCAGTTAAAAACCAAATATTAATTATATTTAATTAGCTTCACATTTTTTAATAATTTTGCGCGGCATACATTAACCTAAAAATAATATAAATATGGAAGAAAAAGGTATAAAAACATATCTATCTAATAGTAACAAATTTCTGTTGAGTGTTTTAGTTTTCGCATTGGTAATTGGATTAGGCATAGTAATTATTTTAACACTAGAGGTAGAAATGGTTAATAGGCAAATATTCGACTATATTATGAGCTTTTCTTTAGTTCTTGTTGGCGTTATTACAGGACTAACAATGTTTTTATATTTACAGCGGAATAATAAGAATTCAGTCATAAGTATATCTAATAAATCCAATATAAATAAAGATTTAGAACAAAAATTAGATAACTTTTTAAAGTCACAAAACGACTTAAAATACAACAATGAGATGTCTTCAATACTTGTTGAAGAAATGACACATCTAAAGGAGCAGATCCAGCAACAAAATAAAATCAACATCGACTTCTCTAACAAACAAGAAATAATAAATAATGTTCAGGATGCTTTTTCTGAGCACATTAATAAAGATTTTTTCGATGAATTGAATACAAAACTTGCAAAAGAAGTTAATAATACTAAATTGGGATATTTAAATGAAATATCTAAAATCAATTTTACGCTTAACGAAAGATTAATAAATGAGATTCATGATTTAGGTAGAAAATCAAATATCAACTTAATTATAGGATCGTTTTTAACAATAATTGCGCTAGGATCGCTAATTTTTACTGTTTTTTCCCAATACAATAGCCTAACCAATTTAAATGATATTTTAGCCTACTATATACCAAGATTATCATTCGTTATATTCTTAGAAGTTTTCGCTTTCTTCTTCCTTAAGCTTTATAAATTAAATATAAACGATATTAAATACTATCAAAATGAGCTTACGAATGTAGAATTAAAACACGCTTCACTAATATCATCACTTACCTATGGCTCACCTGCTGACATTTCAACTGTCATAAGTAAATTGTCTTCTACCGAAAGAAATTTCATAATAGAAAAAGGACAGAGTACTATAGAGTTGGAAAAAATAAAGATGGATAATACATCTTTTGACAAATTTGGAAAGCTTTTAAAAGATGTCATTAAATTCCAAAAGTAAACCTAGTGCACACTAGGTTTACTTTTTAAAACATCACCATCTGCATTTCCTGCTTCACCTCCAGTACGGATAGTTGCAATGGTATAGTCAATAGTCCCTGCTTTACTTCACCTTTCCTTTTAGCCATTCTTTCACGCTCCCGATAATACCAACGCTTACAATTATCAAAGCTCAAATCGTCCTCAGAAAAACCGTAAAAATCAAGAAAGCGTTTGATGTTATAATCAACGTATTCATCCGGCCGATTGTGTGCATGGCACCAGCTATACATGTTCTGTTTGATTATAAGATCCACAGATTTCGAAAATGATTTTATGTTTTCATCCGAGATATAGCCGCCGTGTTTTTTAAGCAAATAATCAGAAACAAAAATATTGATAAAACCACCTAAACTGTATTTTTTAGATGGTCGCATTTTCCCTGGATCAACCTTGCTAAAGGGTTCCATCAGATTTTTGAGCAATACTGTGATCTGATTATTATCGGAAAGCTCCAGTTGCTTTCCAAACGCTGTAGTAATGTAAGTTTCCACATGCGGCTCTACTGTAAGTTGGATAATATTTGACATGGCTTTCCTTTTGGCTTTAACTACCTCAAATATAATAAATTAATATTAAAAACTAAAAAATATAGTATTTTACTAATTTATTTAGTTTTTAATATTTACCTTTGGACATAGTTGGACATAGTTGGACACGTTTAATATAGTATTATATAAGCTTTATTAGTATATATATAATAAGATAAGTTAATAATTATCAATACTATATAAAGAATGGTAGTTGCTCATTATTCTTGCGTGTCCTATGTGTCCAGTGTGTCCAACGCTAAAAAGGCTTTTATATGAATGTAAATAAGTTGTATAAAACATATGAGGAAATATGCCGAAAACGTCCCAAAACAAATAAGTTTAAATTTAGTGGGATTCCGATCGGATTTGCTGAACATATACGTCGGTCGGCTTTAGGAGCAGCAAAACACGTAGGCATACAAGCAGGCGAAAAAATTATCTATGAAGCCTATTCAAGGTGGCCCGAATTAATAGAGGATGAAATTAACATATTGAGAAATGAATGTACCATTGACAACGGAAATTTTGATGGACTTAAAGATGAAGGGTTATAATATCCTAAAGTCCAACAATTGTGTGGATGATGCCACTCAAATTTTTAGCCCCGCTAAGATTAACGATTTGTGGAAATTTTTGGAAACTACGGACGGTAATTGCGTTACTGTAGTGATAGAGGAAATTATTAATGCACCAGAAGATTCGTTTGATGGAAAATTTATAAAAGTTTATTAGTTTAGAATATTGTTTTACCTAAATAACTTATAAATGGAAAGTCAAGAAGATTCAAAAACGGATAATTTAGCATCTAAACCACTAACTTGTGGAATTATAATGCCCATTGCTACACATCCTGATTATCCTGTAAATCATTGGAAAGATGTTCTTTCGATATTAGAAGAAGCTATAAGCGAAACTAAATTTGAAATATGCCTAGTATGGGAAGATAAAAGCTCAGTTCTAATACATGAGAGGATTGTTAACAATATATATAACAGCGATATTGTTATCTGTGATGTTAGTTCTAAAAATCCTAATGTAATGTTTGAACTAGGTTTACGTCTAGCATTTGATAAACCAACAATAATTATAAAAGATGAGAAAACAGGCTATTCATTTGATACAGGAGTAATAGATCATTTGGGATATCCCTCATCGCTAAGGTTTTTAGATATTAAAGAATTCAAAGAAAAATTGAAAGAAAAGATTACCTCAACTTACGATGCATCTATATCAGATAAAAAATACTCTCCATTTTTGAAGCAGTTTGGTACTAAAATAGTTCCTGCAACTATTGCAGAAAATGAAGTTACAGAATATAAATACATACTTAAACAATTGGAAAAATTACAAATTCAAGTTTCTAATTTGAATTCTAGAGATAGAAATTCCCTAAATACATTATATCATAATTCTTTGCCAAGTGAAATTTCGGATATTGTTAGATCAGAAATAAACGAATACACACATTTAAAGGAGATTAATTCTCTACAGGATTTAGAAATTATTAAAAAAAATTTAGAAGAAAAATCAGGAGTAGCTATTTCCGCGAAAACAATAAGAGTTATTGCAGAGGAGTTAGGAGTTTGGAATCCATTTAAGAGACCAATTCTAGTTAGTAAACTTGATTTAAATTCAAAATCCAACTAATAGTTGGATTTTGAATTCTTCAATTCTGCCAAAACAGCCTCATGGTTACGACGGAATGTGGGTTCCGTTTCAAGTCTCGCATCGAAAACTTCGAAATAATAACTGATTGTTGTTCTTTCTCTATGAAGTTCTTTAGCAATTTGGGCGGACGTTAAATGAAATTTATTTTTAAGTACCCATGCAAAAAATATCCTGCTATCCACCAATAATGGAAAATGACTGCGGCCAATTAGCTTAGACTTACTAACACCCATTGTTTTAAATATAGCTTCAAAAACTGACTCAATATTTTTTGAAATAAAATTCTGTTGGCTTGTGGGTAATCCCACATATATCATCGGATCTATCATGATTTTAATTTTTTAATTCGACAATCAATTTTAGTGGCGACCACGGCCGCCACAAACGCAATAAGAGGTATCATATTGATATTCCGTTTAGTTCCCAATAAACAGCACACACCATATCAATTTGTCTTAAGCAATCGTCTACAGGGTCGTGTGTTGCTTTTCTAGAAAATTCTTTCGCTGTTTCTGATCGGATTGCAACGAATGTCCTAACATCCCTTTCTCTCCAAAAAGGAAATGGCCAAGGATTATTCAGTGCATTTTTTAGAATAACTAAATCAAATGATGGACTATTTGACCACAATCTTACTTCATCTACACATTTCTCAGAGATAAAATCGTTTAGATTCTCAACAGATCTCCTTACCCATTCGCCCCCCGAAAGGCTATTGGATAAGACTCCCGCATCTTGTTCAATCCACCATTTCAATGTTTCCAAACCTATTGTATGTCCATCACGTACTTGCATACTAACATTGCATTTTGAACTATATTCTTGGCCAGCTTGTCCATCACCAATATTGAACGGAACCGCTCCAATACTTAATATGACAGATGTCGGTGTTGTATCTAAAGTTTCGATGTCAATCATAACATCTGTAAAAAGTCTTTCCATGCCTAACAAAAATTATTTGGTTTATCAATTTTCTTAAAGTTATACACCCATACATATGGATTTTGCTCCCATGATTCAATCCCGTGGATAGATTGCCAAAGAGTCATAAACGAGAACAATTCGTTACAACCATAGTCCAAAGTCAAATAATTGTGATACAAACGTTTCGTTTTACCATCTTTAAATTCTATCCCTTCATCAACAGCATCCGCATGAAAAATATCCCTTAAGCGTTCCACTCGGACGCTTGTTACTTCCAAGAATAACCTAGCGGCCACTTTGGGCATGAAAATAGATGGCTTCCAATTCCAAGTTCCATTATCACCGTTATTAGAAACACCATTTGCTTTATACTCATTAAAAACTTCGTTATGACCGTTCTTTAATTCAGCGAATGTTTCTCTCACCCAAAGTATATCGCCTACCTGAAACTTGCTTTTAATTTTATACTCTTCCCCATTTTTATTGATGAAAACAGCATTTGTTGCAATTGGACCAGGTGCTACTTCTTTAGTCGAATCCCACAGCCTTCTTTTGGTCATTATTGTTTGAAAAACATCATCATCACTCTGAATACCTCTAACTAATCGTCTAGTCTGATTTTTTCTGTCATCAAGTAAGGCACCTACCATAGGTGTACTAAATAAAATTGGTTTAAATGTTTTCATGATGATCTTTTTTTAAATATTTAAGTTGAATTTTTGACCTCTGTCTTACTGCTTTTTTAATAGACCTGTTTGCATTTTTGGTAATCAGCTTATCCCATTTTGAAATTGATTTTACTACACCAGGAATACCATCTTTATTTTTAACCCTGAACTTTAATGCTTGAAATTTTCCGTACTTTCTCACAACGTCACCTCCTTTCCATCCGGTTCGGGGAAACCATCATTAAAGGCATCCATCTGCTTTGGAATTTGAATTGTTTTTACTGGTTCATCGTCCATCTTTAACCCCATGGCTTGAAGTTTTTTGCGCAAATCTTCCACATCTGCACCGCGGATAAGATCCACATTCAGCCCTGAATATTTGAACACCATACCCCAGGTATATTTTCCGCCAAATTGAGCTTTTTTTCTGCCCTCAAAGGAAGCATCAGAACGCAGATAATTTTCAAGGGTTGCACGGTCCAATACGTTTGGATCGCGCCGCCTGTGCATTGCCTCTGCATACATTTGGTAGATATCTTGAACTCGCAAGTGAATATTTCCATTTTCGAGCTTAAAGTGCTTGTCTTCAATAATGCTACCATCGGTAAACAATTGCTCAACAATCTGCCAAAACTTAGATGTGTCATCACTTCCCTGTAGTACGCTAAATTGGGAAAGTAGTAACTCTTTACATTGGTCTCTGAATTCGTCCACTGTAAATGGGAAAGAAATATGATCTGACAATAAACCGATTATAGTGATCATCATAGACCAATTGCTAAGCATCCGTTCGTCAATATCATCTTTTGCAACTAGTTTGGAAAAATTACGTATCTCCTCCTCATAGAATTCTTTAAAGTTATCAGCCACAAGATTACGATATGCTAACAGTCCAACCGTCAAATGTGATAGTCCCTCTTTTTCCATCGAAACCAAAGATCGATAGAGCTGTCGTGCTTCCTCAGTACGTACAGTTTCCGAAAATGATATTAGCATATTACGCGAAAACAAGGCAGGTTCGATAGTTGGCATTTCCTGACCGGACAAAATACAAGCAGAAGATATCGGGGTGCTCTCGGTCTGGAAAGTATTATCTTTTTTACCGCGTTCATAACCAATACGGTCATAGATGTTCTTTAGAGACTCGATCGTCTTGACTGGCAAGTTATTTTTGTATTCATCCAGCCATACGAGCCCATTTATAAACTGTGCCAGCTTACGCATGAAACCGACAGCAGTAGACGAACCGCCCAGCATTACTTGATCTTGCTTTTCACCGTACAAGTTGAGAAGTGATTGTACCATCGTTCCCTTTCCCGATCCGCGCTTTCCGTAGGCAAATAATATTGGGAACCTCGATCCCATCGCTTTGAAAATGATATCTGAAAAAAGTGCACAGATAAAGTAAGCTATACCGACACGGCCATTGTTTCCATATACTTTACAAAACAACTCTGTCCATTCACTCCATTTTGCATTCCCGACAATAAGCCTGAATTTTTTATCATTTGAATACATATCGTCTTTGTCAATAAAGATTTTAGACAGAGCCGGAATGAAATAATTGATTTGTTCACCTTTGAGGTTTTTGGTAGGCACGATACCATAAGGATCGATGTCCAAAAATTTACTTTCTCCAATGACATAGATTCCGTTGGCAAAAGCAAAGAAATTCCCTTTACGATTAAACCCAAGATTTTTAACCATTGTCGTTGGTGCCTCCTCTCGCTGTAGCATATTTTGCAGCTTTACCAAATCAGCATCTGCACCCATCCAAATATAATTTCCGTGTCTAGCGATGACCTTTTTAAATGAACCAGCGGAAACAAAATCATCCGTATTTATGTTGATGACACGTTCGTCTCCAAAGATATTCCTAATGATTATTAAGCGGTACGCCTCGGCATCAGACGTGTTAACATGGAATAGAATTTTAAGCCAAAAATTTGAAACAGGGCGCGGCAACCCTTTTAAATCTAAAGAGTAATAAACGCCCTCAGACTTCTTTAAATAAATACCGTACTTGATATAATCATTAGATTGATCCGCGTTTCCGATAGTCTGTTTTATAACACCCTGCCGGATTGCTTCTTGATCGGTGATAGGTAATTTAGTATCGATCCCCTCTTTTCCGGCTAAGCTGAAAAACTTATTGGCGTTTTTAAATTTCTTTCTATTTTTCAGCGCATCGGTAAATTTTTTGTCCGCTTCGTCATAATCATACTGACCGTTCAATGCTGAAACACGATGGAAAAATGTTCTAGCCTCCTCCCCCAGCGATGCCAAAGAGAAAGCGATCATTTGCCAATTATTATAATTATCGGTGATATCGATATTTTCTTGTTCGAGATCGGCCACCACCATTTCCACGCGCTTTAGATCACGTTGTATTTTAAACGTTAGCCGTGCTTCCTCTACCCTGATCTCTTCCTCTGCGATAAGGCGAACAGACTTTTCCTGAACCATTTCGAAAGGCACTTTATTAATTCCAAGTTCCTCCGCATTGAGCTCTTTAGAAGCTGGATTGTAGTACACTTCAGGGTCCCAAGAAACAAAACAGGCTCTGACAATATCTTTACCACTATCATCCATATCCAATAAGAAATTGCCTGCAAAGAAGTCTTTTAGCCAAAGGAAAGTATCTAAGTGATAGTGCGGATCAATCTTCACTAAAACTTTAAGCCCTAATCCAGACGGGGAGATCCAAACTGCCAAAACCCATTCAATAGTTTTTATTTGCTCTTTTAGTTCAGGCAAACGATCGATATCCAGCTTATCGAAATCAAGGACCAACAGTCCCGAATGCTTAATTAAAGATTCCGTTCTCCTGTTTTTAAATGTTCCGGAAAATGTAAAATACGGTAAACCTTCTTTCAGGGTTTTCTTTAATGGAAGGTTTTCGCACTCACGAAATTTGATAATGGCATCTTTATAAGTATCAGAGCCAATTAGTTCAATAGCTTCCTTTACCGACATGTCACGCTTAGGAATCTTTTTGGTTATTGGACCAGGGTAAAAGCTGAAAGTATATGTGTTAGTCATTTCCTTCCTCCTTTAATTGACCGCGTAAAAAATGCGATAAATTAATGCAATCTTTAGGATAATAAGATTTATCAATAGGCATAGAGATTACATCAACATCACAAATTCGAAATACAGTTTGATCTCGTTGTTTAGTCTGAGCTATCAAGCTAATGACGTCTACATTCATTATCTTCGCAGCCTCTATTAATTCGATCAATCTGTCTCCTTTGAAAATGTGATGTCCTATTTTAGCTCCTACATAACTACTATAAACCATTCCGTTGAATAATGGCTCATATTGATTTTTTAACCCACTTCCTTCACATACTGGACACATAGCCAATATATTATATTGCTTATCTCTATGATCGAAATCAAAACCAACTTCTTTTCTACCATTGCAAGCATCGCAGTTAGGAGATTGCTTTGGAATAGTATCTAGTGCTTTTTTCAGCCAACTGACAGGAATATCTATCCACAAATTTTCAGAATAATCTTTAACCTGATCCATTCTTTCACTGTAATCTTCGTAATCACTTTTTTCTGAAATAATAACAGCTGCATAAGCATTTGTAGCCGCTGTTTTATTATCAAATGAGAAAGGAGACTGCATCCAGGTTCTGCCATACCGATCGTTTTCCTCTTTCAACTTAAAGAGGTCAAGTAGCTGTTTATATTGATCTTTCATCTTTTCTATTTTTTAGGTTCGTTATATTTTTTTATTTCTCTGCATGCAGCGATGAAGATTACCACCATCATCGCTGCTAATTCATAGATTGCCATGATTAAAAAGGCAAATCGTCATCGGCTTCAGCAACCACTTTCGCCTTATCTAAAAGCTTCATCGTTTTAACCCTCATGCCGATAGAATAGCCCCATCCCTGCTGATCCTTCCGTTCGTAAGACCTTCCGGACAACCAAACTTCCAGTTCGATTTTCCGATCAATATCTTCTTTAGTAATAGGATTCTCTTTGATGGAATCGTTGAATTGGTCAACTTGGAAAATATTGTCTGCTCCTTTTTTTTCTCCGAACTGGTTAACATAACCTGGGACAAAAACGATTATACTTTGACGCGTTCCAGTATTGGCACCTTCTCCATAATTTGATGTTTCAACTGCCTTGACGATTCCTTTAAAACTTGTAGTAGCCATGATATTTGTATTTATTATTGATTAAAATTTACTTCTCTTTCTCGACGTATTGTTTCAGAAAGTAATTCACCTATTTTTTTACCTGCATCCTTATCTTCGTTTTTACCTCCGACTAGAACACGTATTCCATTATCATCGGAATGGTATAGATATACATACTTCCCTTTTTTAAGTGTCCCATTATTTGTTATCATATTCTCAATCCAAATAATATTTTCACCTTGCTTTTGATAACCTTCACAGAGAATTTCAATATTGCTCAGATAGCCTTTTGATCCATTAATTTGAATTGATGTTTTGTTACCAGTAGTCCGCCAACAGAACCGACATATTTCACCCATAAACGCTAGGTTTTGCAGGTAATTCAATTCAAACTTCATCAGTAGTTTTTCTCCCATGATTAGTATTATTTTACTTGATTAATTTCTGCGAACTCGGTACACCAAACCACTATTGGCGCTATAGTTTCCTTAAAAAGAGGAAAGAACTTACTTTGCTCATTTGGAGCCAAAGCCAGTATTAAATCAGCATTGCGGACAACTTTAGCACAAACCGATTTCAGTGAGCTTTCCATATTGTTAGCGATCATTAGCAGCAATTTGTCAATTGCTGCAGCTCGACGGCCGTCAAGACGTTTGCACGCTTTTAGGTTATTTTGGCGGCTCACCACCCATTTGCGAATACGATCCAAAATGTATGACCGAACTTCACGTTCCCAAATCATTACCGCTAAATCAACTGGAACGATATTGAGCGTTTTCTTTGGAAGACGGGCTTCCTTTGGAAAGCAAACGACACCTTGGCCATTCGCTCTGTTAACATTAATCTGTAGCATAGTTTATATTGATTATTTAATTGGTTTGACATAGATCATTTCATCGTAATACATGATGCTTGTCAGTTGCTTGCCCATAACATATAGGGAAAGTTCAATTCCATCTTCACGAACGTCGGTAACATAGCACATGTGCGCGCCACCCTTACGGATGATCTGTAACTTATTACTTCGATCCATGCTAAACCGGAAAGAGGATGACCACATTTTGTTTGCTAATTCAAAACCCTGTCCGACTTTGACCAGGTCTTTACACATTTTTTTTGTTGCCATAATTTTAAGATTGGTTATCTGATATTTTTGAGAATGGCGAATGATACCATTTCGAGTTTATTATCTACCCCGAGCTTGCGTTGTATATTCTGATTATGCGTGCTGACGGTATCTTCAGATATGGAAAGAATATCAGCTATTTCCTTGTTCAATTTTCCCTGAGCAACACATCGCAAAACATTAACTTCCTGTTTGGTCAAAAATCCGTTTACCACTTTTATCGTCGCGCAAAGCTTACCTTCATGCACACAATTACCACGTCTACCACAATCAAAATATTCTGTGTGATCAATATTACCATTAGCATCGATATCGGGTTCCAAATCGAATCCACCAAAGCGGCAGATAATATATTGCTTAAGCATTTCGTCGCGCTGAGTAAGGTCCCATGCAACTAAAGCGTTTAGCGCTTCCTGATTTTGAAGCATGTCCGTGGCGACAACTTCAAGGATCCACTCTGGAATATTATCCCAATCAAAAGTTTGACCTCTATGCAGGCACTTTATGTCATTATTATGCACATAAAACTCGACGCCGTTGTCTTCAAGCCCAGCTGGCAACACTTGAGATATTTTGTTTAGGTTAAGCATTACAATAACTCAATTTTATTGGCCAATTCACTTTTCTCTTTTTTATCCTCTTCGATAATAGTAAGGGCACGTGCTAAAACATCATTCACTTGTTTTTTATTTCTTCCGGAAAATACATTGCTAACGGTACTCACGCTGATATTCAATGAATCAGCAATTTTTTCCATTGACCCCGTCGGAAGTAGAGCTTTAACCTTGTTAAGCTTTTTGGTAGTAATTTGGGATTGTGTATCCATATTCATTTGACGTATTTTGATAACACAAATATGCAATCATTTTACATACATGCAAAATATTTACATTTAAAACGCAAAACAAATGTGTAAACAATTGATTATTAACGCAATAATTTTACGTTTTTTTGTAGTATGAATACGGTTTTCGGAGAAATCATAAGAAAAGAGTGGAGAAAATCAGCAATTCCGCAAAAAGAATTCGCTGATAAACTGAAAATGTCATTACGAAATGCACAAAATTTATTTGAGCGAGATGACTTCTCAATATCTCAGTTAATGGCAATTTCAAAGGTTTTAAACCACGACTTCGTAGCTCTTTATTTGAGAAATAAAAATTATAGCCTCTTAAATTCTTCTGAGTCGGTAAAAGGTTTCGAGGATCATGTCGAAGAGTATATCAGCGCAAAAAAAGCTGAATCTAATCAAATAAGCGTAAATATTAATATCAAAGGTGATATTGATGCTATATCAAAAAACTTTCCAAGTTTACTTCAATTTATTAAAAATGAGGCCGAAAAATATGGCCTTACAATAGCCTAAAATTTATATTTTATGAAAAGATTATTTATAGTTGGAAGCCTAATTTCTTGGATATTATTCTCCTGTAAATCCGATTTTGAAAAAAAAGAAGATTTAAAGAAAAAGGGAATAAAAACACTTACTGAAAATCTTACAGCTTTTATAAATGGAAAAATAAAAAGCGAGAATGAAGATTTGATTATTGATTCAATATCAATTTTAAAAATTGATACTCTCAATGAAAAAAAAGATAGCATAGCCGCCCAAATTGCTTTGTTGAAGTATGTGGAACGTCTTAACGAAGTTGTTGAGAACACTCATAAACAAGCGAAAATTAGAAATAGACAAATGCAGCTATCTAAAGAGCTAGGAAGCGATGGAACTTATTATGCAGACGAATATAAAGAACTACTGCAAAACTCTCAAGAGAATAATTCGAAAGCTGTAAAAATGTTAAACCATTTAAAAAAAATTGACTCTCTCATAAAATTTAATAAACTAGATACATTAAGTACAACGGGATATGAAGCAATCGTAAAGGTATATGCACATGACTCTAATCAAACTAATAAAGACGTAGAGTCGATTGGTTTCTATTTTGACAAAAATCTTAGAGTAAACACAAAAAATATCGATCGTGCTAATTCACAAATTAAATAATGAGAAATTTATATCTTTTTATACTTGTTCCATTTCTTTTCCTCAGTTGTAAAAAATCAGAGGATAAACCTATTGAAAAGACATCTATTCAATTCGACATACACACTGATCAACCGATAAGTAGTCTTACAGTTATAGATAAGAGAGATAATAAAATTATCTTTCCGAAAGCTTCTATAAAAGTTGTAAAGAATTATTACGACAAATCTGGAAACCAAATATTTCAATATTCTGAAATTATTAAAGTAAATATTGGCGATAGAATCGAATTTCAAATTCCTACTAAAAATGATCGAAAAATTTTCAAAGTTGCTGTATATGAAAATAAATTCTTTGATGGATTTTATGAAGAAAATGGCAACCAAGTAAAGGTTTTTGTAGTACCTGATAAATTGTAA